CTAATGGCTGGCACTACAGTAGACCTAGATAGTATGATTGATCCTCACTCTCTTGCAGTAGAGATTGCAGATCGTTGGACCACGTGGAACAATGCCCGTCAGGGTAAGCTAGAAGAGTGGAAGGAACTGCGTAATTACATTTACGCCACTGACACAAGCACAACCTCCAATAAGAAGTTGCCTTGGACTAACTCTACCACTACACCTAAGTTAACACAGATTGCAGATAACCTTCATGCTAACTATGTGTCAACTCTGTTTCCGCAACAGAACTGGTTTAAGTTCCATGCTTCTGATCCAGATGCTAACACTAAGCAGAAGCGTGATGTAATCCAAGCCTACATGGAAAACAAGATTACTCAGTCTAAGTTCGAGACCACAGTTAACCGTCTTGTCAACGACTACATTCACTACGGCAACTGCTTTGCTACTGTTGAGTATGTCAACGACTACACAGAGTATGAAGACGGTAGTCGTACAGTTAAGTACGTAGGCCCTCGCTTGGTCCGCATCTCTCCCTTTGATATCTGCTTCAACCCTACAGCAGCTGACTTCGACCAGTCACCTAAGATTGTACGCAGTCTTATGACTGTAGGTGAGATTAAACGCAAGATCGACGAAACAGTAGACAACGCATACTATCAAGAAATCTTTGACAAGATGATGGCTAACCGTTCAGCTGTGTCAGGATCAGACGTTGATATGCCTAAGGCTAACGCCTACACTGCCGATGGTTTTGGTTCTCTTCAGGAGTACTACGAGTCTAACTACGTAGAGGTCCTTACGTTCTACGGTGACATTTACGATGCTGACAGCGGTGAGTTCCATAACAACCGTGTCATTACTGTAGTTGATCGTTCCTACGTCATCTTCAACGAACAGAATCCTAGCTGGTTGGGTACTGCTCCTGTATTCCACGCTGGCTGGCGTGAACGTCCTGACAACCTCTACGCTATGGGTCCCCTAGATAACCTCGTAGGTATGCAGTACCGCATTGACCACTTGGAGAACCTAAAGGCTGATGTCTTTGACCAGATCGCCTACCCCATGCTTAAGATTCGTGGTGACGTAGAGGACTTTGACTTTGCCCCCGCTGAACGTATCTATATCGGTGAGGAAGGTGACGTAGGTTACCTTGCACCTGACGCCACAGCCCTTAACGCTGACTTCCAGATTCAATCTCTAGAAAACAAGATGGAGATGATGGCTGGTGCTCCTCGTGAAGCTATGGGTATCCGTTCTGCTGGTGAGAAGACAGCGTTTGAAGTGCAGTCCCTGATGACATCAGCTGGGCGTATTTTCCAACACAAGACTGCTCACTTTGAACGTGTGTTCCTTGAGCCAATCCTCAATGCAATGCTCGAAGCTGCTCGTCGTCAGATGAACTACGTGGATGTCATCAGAGTCCTTAACTCAGATACAGGTTTAGCTTTCTTCCAAGATATCTCTAAGGAAGACATCAAAGGCAACGGTAAGATCGTTCCTATTGGTGCTCGTCACTTTGCTGAGAGAGCACGTAGAATTCAGACCTTGACACAACTCTATCAGATTAAAGCTTCTGATCCTACCGTAGCAGTTCACCTATCAGGTAAGGAGTTCGCAAGAGTTCTTACTGAGGAACTAGGTGAACCTTCACTCTTCTCTGAGAACGTAGCTATCAAAGAGCAGATGGATACACAGAAGGTTGCTACTGAGGCTGAGGTTCAGTTTCAAGAGCAACAGGAGATTATGTCTGAGAAGGGCCTCTAATGAAGTCCAGCTGGTTTCAGAAGTGTAAGACACAAAAAGATAAAGCAGCGGTCAAACAGGCAGTCTTGTCACAACGAGAGCCTCTTGACCGCCTTAAAGAAATCCTTGAGCCAATGCTCAAAGAGACTGTTCCTTCTGCGGATTATGACTGTCCCTCATGGGCGTATAAGCAAGCAGACAGGAATGGGTATAACAGAGCACTAACCACAGTGCTTGAAATGATAACACTAGATAAGGAATAACAAATGGTATTTACTGACGGTGGTCAAACCACAGACACGAGTCAGACCAGTGAGCAAGTCGCAGAAACAACTCAAACCCAAGAGTCTTTCGTAGACAAACTCGCACAAGCCAAAGGTGACAACTGGCGTAACCCTGAGGTACTAGCTAAAGGAAAGCTAGAGGCTGACGGATACATTAAAACTCTCGAAGAACAACTCGCAGAAATGCGGAGTGAGCTTAACAAGAAAGAGTACAATGACAGCGTAATGTCCCAAGCTGAGAGTAAGGCCCCTGATCGCACCGCAGGTTCCTCTCAAATGGCAAATGATAGCGGTGGCGTTGAGGACGGTAACACCAACCAAACCCTTAACGAGGATGACCTAAAGAGCCTTGTAGAAAAGACGCTGACTCAACGTGATCAACAAGCACTGTTACAGCAGAACTTGAAGATGGTTGACGAAGAGTTGAACAAGAGTTTTGGTACTGAGGCCCCTGAGGTAATCAGTAACAAAGCAAAAGAACTAGGTATGTCAATGGACCGACTTAAAGAGATTGCACAGGAGTCCCCTAACGCATTCTTTACTTTGATCGGAGAAAAGCCTCGGCAGACCAACCCTCTTGTCAGCGGTTCAGTACGAACCGAAGGCGTTAACATGAGTAGTTCTAACGATAGAAACTTTAACTATTATCAACAAGTTCGTCGTGAGAACAAATCCCTATACTTCTCCCCCAAGTTTCAACAACAAATGATGGCAGATGCCGACAAGCTTGGTGAGAGGTTCTACAGCTAATTTAGGAGAAACAAAATGGCTGGTAATACCGTAGCAACACTGGCGCTTGCTAAACGTGCCGAAGTTTGGTCCGCCGAACTTAAAGAAATCCTGCGTGATGAATTGCAGGGTATGAAGTATGTACGTTGGCTGGACCAGTTTCCAGATGGCGATACATTCAAGATTCCATCGCTGGGCGATGCAACTGTCAACGACTACACTGAAGATGCAGCTGTAACATACGATCCAATCGACGATGCACAGTTCACCTTCTCCATCACAGAGTACCTGCAAGCTGGTAACTACATCACCAACAAAGCAATGCAGGACGTGTACTACTCAAACGAGATCATGTCTCAGTTTGTTCCTTTGCAGGAACGTGCACTCATGGAACGTCTGGAAACAGACATCATGGCTCTTGGTGG